ATGCTGTAGGTCAAAATCAAATGATGGGTGCTGTAAGTCAAGGTAGTAAAGTTGTTGTGGTTGAATCAGATATAACTCAAGCACAACAATCAGTAAGTGTGATAGAATCACAAGTAACATTTTAAAACTAAAACAATTATGGAAGAAATATTTAAAATTATTGAAAGTTATGGGTTAACATTAGTTTTACTCATAGGTGCATTATATGCACTATATAAATTTTTCTTTTTTAGTATTCATGAAGTCAAGAATACATTTTCTAAACATCATGAGAAAAATGCAGAAAACATGCAACAACTAAAAGAAAAAATTAACATTATACTAGAGTTTATTAAAAATTATAAAAAAAATTAACAAATGTTTGTGGATAAAAAAACCAAATTAGAAAGATTAGCTATTTGTAAAAGTTGTAATATGTACAGAAACTTTTTATTATTAAAAAACCCAAAAATATCATTAGGTGCAAGGTGTGCAAAATGCAAGTGTTTCCTAGATGCAAAAACATCTTTAACCAAAGAATTTTTTGGTAAGTGTCCTTTAGATAAATGGTAAACAATTACATATGGATTTTAAACAAATAGCAAAAAATTACAACAAAAACAAAAGAGAAATGATAGAAAATGCTGTTTCTAAAAACAGACATAGTATGAATAATTTTTCTAAATATCATGCAATATCATTAGACATTATGTTTGCCGAATGGCATATTCTATTTCCTTCTCATAAACAAGACTTAAAATGCAGTTCTTGTAGAAAAGCAGTAGTAAAGTTTTGGGAAACAATAGTAGAGGAGTGGAAAACAACAAAAAACAAAAAAACAAAAACTGTTGGCTCAAAAAAAGCAAAGGCAAAATAACGTAGATGTAGTCTATGATTATATTGAAACTGTTGGTGTAGAACTAGAAAAAAGATTTGGCGATTCACCTACTTGTAAAGACATGATTAGACATCTAGTTGAAAGAGGTATTATAGAACCTAAAAGAGTTAGAAACTACATGATTATTGTTGATTTTGATAGAATGTTAGTTACCAACAAAGGTAATAGAACTTGCACTTTTATGGATCTGTCTATTAAATATGAAATAAGCGAAAGTCAAGCACAAAATATCGTTTACAAGGAAAGAAAAAAGTCTGTCACTATCAATAATATATCTTACTAAAAGTTTTGTACACAAATTAGGTAAGTATAAAATAGATTTAAATCTATTTTTGCATCTATGAAAAACAACTGGTATAACATTCAAAATAAAGCAAATAAAGTTGCCGAAGTTTACATATTTGATGAGATAGGTTCGCATGGTGTAACTGCTCAAAAATTTATAGAAGAAATCAAAGGTTTAGGAGATAGACCAATCAATATACGCATCAATAGTTTAGGAGGTGATGTTTTTAATGGTATGGCTATTCATAACGTACTTAAGAAAAGAACTTACAACACAACTGTATATATTGAAGGTATAGCTGCTAGTATAGCAACAATTATCGCACTTGGTGCAGATGAGGTTATAATGGCAGAAAATTCTCTTTTTATGATACATAATGCGTGGGGAGGTGTTATGGGTGATGCAAAAGAAATGCGTAAATCTGCTGCAACACTTGAAAAAATATCTAACGAACTAACAGAAATATATGTAAAAAAGACAGGACTATCATATGAAGCTATTGCAGAGATGATGGATAATGAAACTTGGTTGAGTGCAGATGAAGCATATGAACTTGGCTTTGTAGATAGTATTTCAGATGCTATGAAAATTGCTGCTAAGTATGATGTATCTAAATTTAAGAACATCACAAACGAGGAAATTCAAAACAAATTTAATAATAACATAAAAAACAAAAAAATGACTAACGAGTTAAAAGAATGGTTCAATAGTAAAGTCGAAGAAATTGTTGCAGCAGTAAAGTCTGATGTAAAAGTTTCTGAAGAAGTTGCTAATGACACAGAGATAACTGTTAATCTTGGAGATAATGATGAAATTAAAAATAAAATTTCTGATTTTGAAGCTAAGAACATAGAGTTATCAGAAAAAATTACTTCATTAGAAAATGAATTAGTTAGTGCTAAAGGTAGTAACGAAACTTTAACTAACGAAGTAGAAGCGTTGAACGCAAAAATCAATAAGGCAGATGCTAAAGGTACTGAAATAGAAACTGATGGTGACCCTGTAGTAGTTGAAAACAAAAAAGAAGATGCTAATGCAGGTTTTTACAATGCAATGGCTGATAGAATAAGATCAAAATTTAATAACTAAAAAATAATAAAAAATGGCAAACGTAGCAAATAAAGGAACATTCGCAACTTATTCAGGTGCGAATCTAAATGAGATTTTTTATGAGCCAGTATTTAGAAGTGATGATATTATGCGTAACTATAGAGTTATTCCTAATGTTAAACATAAAATGAATGTGTTTACTTCTGCTGCTCTAACAAAAATAGTAAACAAATATACTAATTGTTCTGCAACAAGTGGTACTACTCAATTTGATATTGATGAGAAAACTATTACTGCTGGAAGAATGAGAGTTGCTCTTGAGCAATGTTCAAATGAGTTCTTTGGAACTTACATTGAAGAAATGTACAGAAATGGTGTAGATGTAATGAATGTAGAAGGTACTCAATTAGCAGATGCGATTGTAGATCGTGCTGTAAAAGGTATCGCACAAGATGTAGTAAGATTAGCATGGGGAGATGATACAGCTTCTGGTGTTGCAGGTTATGGTAACATGGATGGTTGGATGAAGTTGATGGGTGCAGGTTCTGCTCCAAGATTTACAGTAAATGCAGCAACTGACAATGAACCAACAAGTGCTGAAGTAATAGAAGCATTAAGAAAACTTTTTGATGAAGCACCTGCAGCATTACAACAAATTGCAGCAGCAGATAAAAGATTTTATGTAACACCTCTAGTATATAATAAGTATCTACAAAACTTAGAAGGTACTTCTGCAGACTTAGCAATTACAAATACTCAAGATGGTTATCAAGTAGTTAAGTTTAGAGGTATTGAGATTATTCCTATGTATGAGTGGGATACAATCTTAGCTGATACAGACCCAGATTTATTTGCTAACACAGCAGGTGGGGTAACTACTAACTATACTCAAGGTATCTGTTATACAGCAACAGACAATTTAATTATTGGTTCTGATGTTACAGATCCTGAAGGTTCATTTAAAGTATTCTATGATGATTTAGAAGAAAAAATGTTCTTCAGAGGTTACTTCAAGTTAGGAGTACAGTATTTATATGATTCACTATATAAGTGGGCTATATTTATATAAGCTAAATAATAACAGAGGGGGTATTAAATCCCCCTCTTATTTAATAATCAATAAAAAAACAATAATATGGCAATAGATACAGGTTTAGCAATACATTGTGCAGATTTACAATCTACTGGTGGGATTACTCAAATATGTTTGAGAAGTTTTGCTGCAGGAGATGCTGCTACAATTGACGCAACTGCTGATACACATGGCTATTCTAGTATAGTAGATTCTGGTGGTTCTACAGCAACTTGGTTTGTTTATGAGTTTAAAAATGAAACTCCAACTTTAAATATTACTGCAACTAAAGAAAATGGTTCTACTGCTTTCGAATGTGCATTATCTTTTATGTTACCAAGAATGAATGATCCTAAGTTTCATGAATTACAAAAGATGCTTAATGAGTGTATGATGGCAATTGTGACTGACACAAATGGTACAAATTTTGTTGTAGGATTAAGTGAAAGATTTAGAAATGAAGATGTTTTAGTTAGAAATCAAACTTACTTAAATCTTGCAGGTATGGAAGGTACTACTGGTGCAGCGTATAGTGATGAGAATATGATAACTATTAATTTAGTAGCAAGACAATTTGAATTACCAAGATTATACTCTGGTACTTTGACTGTTGATACATCAAATTTAACAGCGACTACTAGTTAATATAAAAATTAAGATATAATAATAGGTTGAACTTTGTTCGTAAAAGTATAAACCTTATCCTATTAATATCTTTTTTTTTTAAAATGTGTGATTGTAACAATAATATATTAAATTCACAACATTTAAAAATATATACAATTATGGCAAAATATAAAGCAGTATTATCATCTGGAGTTTCTTATAAAGGTGATTTTAAAATAAAATGGTCAACAGCAAGTCAAGAAGAATTAGCTTATGCTTATGAAGATTTAGGTATGACTAATTTAGTAGAAAAAATATCAACTACAACTAAAAAAGATGAGCCAAAGAAAAAAAGCAGTAAAAAGTCAAGTAAAAACAAATCAAAAGACTAATACTTTTGAGTTTGGTGTTTTTAACTTAGCTATACCAGAACATATTGAAGAACCTTTAGACTTATCAAGAGTAAGAACTAAGTTTATACCTTTTGGTACAAATAACTTATTTCCTCAATATTTAGCTGAATTAAAAAGAAAATCTTCTACTCACAGAAGTGTTTTAGCACAAAAAGCTGTATTCACAAGTGGTGCTAAATTCGTTACAAATAACGAAGAAATAAAAGATTATATTAAAGATGTAAATGCAGATGGTGAGTCTCTAAGAGATGTATTTAAAAAATTAGCAGATGATTATTACACTTTTGGTAATGCTTATGTAGAAGGTGTGTTATATGATGGTGGTTTAAATTTATATCATTTAGATGCAACTACTGTTAGAATGTCTAAGAATAAAAAAGAAGTCTATGTACATCCTGATTGGGCAAAGTACAACACAATGAAAGACAAACTATCTATCATACCTTTATACCCAAGTGTTAGAGGTAACAGATTTGTTCTACAATTTAAAGATTATGAACCAACCTTTACTTTTTATGGTTTACCAGATTACATAGCTGCACTTGAGCATGTAGCAGTAGATTATGAGATAGGTAAATGGAATCACACTAAATTTAAAAATGGTTTTCAACCATCAGCAATAGTTGAGATTAGTGGTGACATGGGAGAAAAAGAAGCAAAGCAGTTAGTAAAAGAAGCACAAAGAAAATTTGTTGGAGATGGTAACAATGGCAAAATAATGTTTATAGTAAAAAATGGTGACACTTCTCCTGCTAACGTAAATATTATTAAGGATGACCAAGAGGGTAGTTGGTTAGACTTACAACGTATTACAGATCAAAATATTGTAACAGCACACAGATGGCAACCATCTTTGAGTGGTTTAGTATCTAGTGGTAAAATGAATAACACAGGTAGTGAAATAAGAATAGCTTATGATTTAGCAATGACTACTGTAATTAAAGATACATCTGATTTATTATTAAATGGTATTAGAAAATTATTATTTAAAGAATTAGGGTATTTACCAGAAGATTTGGTAATACAGTATGAGCCACCTATTAGTTTTGCTACGCAAATAGATCCTTCTAAAGTTTTAACTATAAACGAGCAAAGAAGAATGTTAGATGAAGATTTACCTATGTTAGAAGAAGGTAATATGTTCTTGACTGATAGAGAGCAAATTATAGTAACAAGAGATGATGATGATGATAGTCCAGATGAGGATGAGAGTTTACAGGTAACAGAAATTGAAACTAATAACGAATAATATATATGGCAAACGTAAATCAATATTCTACTTTAGTAACTTCAGCAGAAGTAATCAGTAATAGTTTTACAAATGCTAACACAGATACTGCATTAATATCTACAAACACAATATTACTTGCAGAGTTAGCACACATAAAACCTGCATTAGGTAAAAAGTTTTATGAAGAAATAAAAACACAACATCATAATGGTACTTTAACTACTGCAAATCAAACATTGATGGATGACTTTCTTACTAGAACTTTATGTTGGTTTGTAAGGTTTGAAGTGATAAGCGAAGTACAAAATAATAGCACAAGTGCAGGTATTGTAAATAATATAGATGAGTTTGCTACTATTATAGATCCTTCTGAACTAAATGCATATAAACAAGATACATATAGAAAATCAGAAATATATTTAAAAGATATGATAGATTATATGGAAGATGAGGATCAAGATGGTCAATATCCTACATATGAATCAGATAGACCAAGAAGGGGTCATACATATAAAAATCATGGTATAATTATGTATGATAGTATTTATCAAACACCAAGAACATATACAAGTTGGAAAGATTTTTGTCCATGTGATGATTGTTAAATAAAATAAATTATGGCTGCAAACGAACATAAAAATTTACAAGATGCTAACAGGCATAACCCAAAAGGGTTTGAAGCTGCAACAAATGATACAGTTTTGTCTAAAGGTGCAAGTGATGGTAGTGGCACAACAGATGGTAGTTTAGAGTATATATCTAAGTCTTTAGTTGGTGTAACAAACTATAAGATGCAAGGTTACATAGGTGCAGGATTAAATAATTATTCTTATGGTGAGGATTTAGCTGATAATAAAGCACCATATCAATGGGATCAGGATTATGGTGCTACTGCAGTAGCTTCAGGGTCAATATTGCCTAAAAACTTTTTTAGAGCAGGTTCAGGTCATGTAGTACCTTTTGCATCTACAGTACAAAGGATTAAAGGTTGGCTAACAAGTGATGGTACAAATGCAGTTACCATAGCTATTTGTAAAATAACACCTGTAGCTGATAGTACATCTAATGTAGTACCTGTGGTTGTAGATGAGATTGCAGTAACAGGTTTAGGTAATGACAGTAAATTAGTAGCTTTTGAAGAAACAACAATTACATCAGCATCTTTAGCAGCAGGTGATATTTTATTTCCAATGTTTAAAGAAGGTGGTGGTGCAGGATCAGAGATTTTTGTAAACTTAACAGTAGAAACATATACATATTAAAAAAATAAAACATGGCAACAACAGTAGAAACAGCAGATTTAACAGTAACAATAACAGAAAATTATTCATTAATGGGTACAGATTATGGTAGCACTTGTACAAAAACATATACTACAAATGGTGAAGTAATACAAAGATTAATGAGTATCGCAGGTAAAGGAGGTGAAAGTACAACTTTTACAGATATATTAACATTAAGCACAGTAGATGGTCAGGGTCAGGTAGTAAAAGCAGATTATAAATATTTTAGAATAAAAAATTTAGATGATACTAATAATTTAAATCTTAGATTGTATAATGGTGCAGATTATGTATATTTTAAAGTAGAGCCATATTGTGCAGTAGTTTTAATGTCACCTGATTTAGATGCAACTACAGCAACAGGTGCTGTAACTTTTGCAGACATACAAAGAATTTCTGGTCAATCATCACATGCAACAGATGCAGTAGATGTAGAATTTATTATAGTTACTACGTAAGATGGCTAAAAAACGTAAACTTAACTCACGTAACCCTAAGTATGGTGGTGTGGAGGTAAAAGAAGATAAGTACAAAAAAGAGTTTGTACATGAAGTTAAAGGAGTAAAAATTTATAAATTACACAGTATATAATTATGCCTTGTTACGAATGTGAAAATGGTAAATGGAAGTTTGGTGAAACTGGTAGATGTCAGTATTCTACTAAATCAGAGTGTGAAACTGCTAACAAAGATTATTATGCAGAAGAAACTTATGATGATTATCCACAAGCTGCAAGTACAAATGCCAAAAGAGCAATTAAGTACAAAGAAGAAAATGGAAGTTCTTGTGGAACTATTGTGGGGTGGACAAGAGCCAGACAAATCTCAAACAGAGAAAAGTTGACAAGGAGAACGATTGCAAGGGTTGCATCCTTTAAAAGACATCAACAACACAAAGATGTGCCTTATGATGAGGGTTGTGGAGGTATAATGTGGGATGCTTGGGGAGGATCAGAAATGATAGAGTGGGCAATAAAAAAATTAGATCAAATTGATAATCCTAAGAATCAAGAAAAAAGAGAAGTAAGTGATAGAATAAAAGCAACACTTAAAAATAAAATGGAGAAGCATAATGAAGATGTAAAGGACTTGAAGAAAGATTGGAATCCAAGAGTAACAGTAGCAAAATTAGAAAAAGTTTTTTTAAGAGGTGTTGGTGCTTATTATACTAATCCAGAAAGCGTAAGAGAGGGTATTACAGGGCCAGATCAATGGGCAATAGCCAGAGTAAACTCTTTCTTGTTTGCAATGAGAAATGGTAGGTATAGAAGTGGTAAACATGACACAGATTTATTACCAGACAAACATCCTATGAAAAACACAAAAAAAGAAAAAAACAATATGGAAAAAGAAAAAAAATATTATAGTGATGATGAGCATGATTATCATTTACATTTGACAGAAAAAATGATGGCAGAATTACACACACTCGGTGAATTAGAAATTATGGTAGAAGAAGGAGACGAAAGAATGGTAATTAAGTTAACTTATGGCGATCAAGAAATGAAAGAAGAAGAAATAAAAGAGGAGTTTGAAAATATAGTTGCTAAAATTCTAAAGAAGTAATAATGGAGATAGGCAAAAACACAAAAATTAAATTATCTTTAGAAAGTTTTGTGTCAATAGGTGCTACAATAGCCATTGTTGTGACTATGTATTTGTCTTTAAAAAGTGAAATAGCCATAGCTAAAGAACTACCAAAACCAGTTATTACAGCAAAAGAATATGAGTTGCATGACCAGCTAATAAAAAACACAATAATGCAAACTCAAGAAGATATTGAAAAAATGCAAAAAACCTTAGATAGGATAGAAGATAAAATATATAATAGATGAGTATATTATCAAAAATATTTAGTAGTGGTGCAACAGAACTAATAAAAGGTGTTGGTGATGTTGTAGATAACTTAACTACTACAGAAGAAGAAAGACTAGAAGCAAAAAGAAAAATTGAGCATATGGTAAGTAGCTTTGAAGCAGAAATGCAAAAAGAAGTTACTACAAGATGGACTCAAGACATGAATAGTGATAGTTGGTTGAGTAAAAATATAAGACCACTTGTACTAATATTTTTAGTTTTTAGTACAGTTTTACTTATATTTATAGATGCAGGAGTTATAGATTTTGAAGTAAAAGCAAGTTGGGTAGATTTACTGCAACTTGTTTTGATAACTGTAATAGGTGCTTACTTTGGTGGCAGGTCATTTGAAAAAATAAAAAAATAATATGCCTTATAAATATTTTAAACTCAAAGAGTTTGCTTGTAAATGTGGTTGTAATCATAACAACATAAATAAAGAATTATTAGACATGCTTGAACAAGCAAGAAAAATGGCAAAATTACCATTTGTTATATCGAGTGGCTATAGATGTGAAAATCATCCAGAATCTATAAAAAATCCAACCTCATCACATATCAAGGGGTTAGCTGTAGATATAAAATGCAGCGACAGTAAAAGCAGAGCAATAATATTAGATGCTTTGGGGTTTGTTGGTTTTAGAAGGTTTGGGTTGCACGACTCATTCATTCATGCTGACATAGACGAAAGTAAAGCAAATCCAGTTATTTGGCTTTACTAAATCTTTATTAATTATTAATTTTAAAATATTCAAAAATGGAAAATATATTCAATTCAGTAAATAGTTTTATAGGTAAAATGACAGCTTTATTTGTAGGTTTATTATCTTTTGGGGTAATGGCTGAAATTTTATTTGGCAGTCCTGTATTAGGCATGTCAGTAATAGCAAATGTAATGGAAGTAATTAATTTATTAGGTGACAATGGTGTTGTAGGTTTGATAGCACTTGTCATATTGTATAATCTTTTAGAAAAAAAATAGTTTTTTGCTTGGATAATTAATATATATTTAATTATCTTTGCTCTGTTTTGTGGTTCTCACAAAATTCTCAAAGTGTTTAGTTTAGTTAAGAAAGGGGAGTTAATAACTTCCCTTTTTTGTGCAATATATGGCTACTTTTTTGTATAGATTTGTCCAAATCAATAACTTACAAAAATGACAAAACAATATGGAAAGCGTTTAAGATTGAGTGAGGAGGAGGTTGAAATGATCTTAGAAAGCAGAGCTGATAGCACAGCTAACATAAATGGAAACACAGCACTAGAAACACACTTATATGAGAGAGGTATAGATAAAAAAGATGTAGTATCTGTAAAGCATTGGCAATCTGCTAGTGGTGAGTACAGATTTAGCATAGTAACAAAAGAAGATGTATCTATAGATAAAAAAGATATTTTAGATAATGTATGTACTTTAATAGAAAAACATTCACCATACTACAAAAAACCAAGAAGAAATAAAAATAAAGGAGGTCACTTATTAGTTATCAATCCTGCAGATATACATATAGGTAAATATGCAAACAAAGTAGAAACTGGTAATAACTATGATGTTGAAACTGCTTGTATGCGTGTTATAGAGGGCTTAGAAGGACTTTTAGATAAGTCAGAAGGGTTTGGTATAGAAAGAATATTATTTTGTGTAGGAAATGATGTTTTGCATGTTGACAATGTTTACAACACAACTACAAAAGGTACTAATCAAGATGTTGATGGCAAGTGGTGGATGCACTTTGAGTTTGCTTTAGGATTATATGTAAAGTGTGTAGAGATTTTAAGAGAGGTTGCACCTGTAGATGTAGTACATAGTATGAGTAATCACGATTATCAAAGTGGCTTCCATTTAGCACATGCACTTAAAAGTTGGTTCAGAAAAGATAGTGAGGTTTCATTTGACATTAGTGTAGCTTATAGAAAATATTATGAGTATGGTACAAATCTTATTGGTATAGAGCATGGAGATGGTGCAAAAATGGATAACTTACCTTTACTTATGGCACAAGAAAAACCAGAGATGTGGAGTAACACTAAATATAGATACTGGTATTTACACCATTTACATCATAAAGTAAAACATAAATGGAGAGATGCAAAAGATTTTATAGGTGTTACAGTAGAATATATGAGATCACCTAGTGGTACTGATAGTTGGCATAGTAGAAAAGGTTTTACTGGTGTACCAAAAGCTGTTGAGGGTTTTATACACGAAAAAACAAGTGGTCAAGTGGCTCGTTTAGTACATTATTTTTAAAATATTACATAATTTTCATACAATTTACTTCTAGCACATAAACATTTTGTAAAAAAAATGTTAAAAAAGTTTGGTAGTTAGTTTCAATTTTATAATTTTGTCACCAACAAACTAAATATAAACAAAACCAAAAAATATGTTTGGATGGGCAGTAATAACAGGAATTATCTTATGGATGGTTTCAGAATTAAAAGAAAATTAATAACTAAAATTAAACAATTATGACAGAAAAAGAAAAAGATAAATTTTTAGATAATCTTTTTTCTAAAGAAACAGTAAGAGAAAAAATGATTAGACAATTGAAAGACCCTTATCACAATCCCTTCAATGGAGAGATAGCTTCAGAGCAATTTGACTTGGCAATGCAAGTAAGGTCAGGGGTTTATGAGTCAGGAGGATTTGAATCAGACTATCATTTAGAGCAGTATTATGGTAGTGATTATGAGGACAGGAAACTAACTAAAAACTAATAATTATGGAAAAACCATCAAAACCACTTAAGTTTAAATATTCAGTAGATACAAATGAATGGTATCCTGTATATTCTATAGACATAATAACTAGAGGTAGAGACAATAAATTTAGTAATAAGCCAATTAACTTTAATGAAGATAATTCAGATCTTATTAATGTATGTTTGACAAATGAAAAAGATTATGGTTTAGAATTTACTGAAGCAGAAGAAAAGTTTATACAAGATGCTTTTCATCAATTTAGTGAAGCACAAGAGCTTATAAGACTTAAAAGAATTATTCATAATGAAGAATATGAGCTTCAAGAAATAGAAGAAGCTGAAAATGAGTATTATAGAAAAATTAACTAAAGACAAATAATTATGGGAAAAATGAAAGAAGAATTTGCAAAAATGCAACAAGAAACTATTAGTGCAATGTATGATATTGCACAACAAAAGAGTATTAATCAATTAAACAATAACAAAATGAGCAGAAAAGCAAACAAAACAGAAACAAAAGAAACAGTTACAGAAACTAGAGAAGATGCACTAAGAAGATTATTTAAGGAAAATGGTCTTGTTAAAGAAGATGTTTACAAAGACAAAAGAGGATTTGTAATCATCACAAGGTCTGGTATTGACAAGATTGTAAGTAAAAAGGGTATTACAGTTGCTTATGAACCTGTAGTAATGGACTTAGATAAAACTCATGTAGTATTAAAGGCAGTTGCTACAATGAAGATCAACAAAACTGAAGTAAGAAACATGATGAGTTTTGGTGAAGCATCTGAAGCAAATCTTATGGGAGGTGGTAAAAAGTTTCCTGTAGCTATGGCAGAGAAAAGAGCAATGAGTAGAGTAGTCTTAAAAATTGCAGGATTCTATGAGCAAGGAAATGTGTTTGGTCAAGATGAGATTGTTGACTAATGTCAGGTGATTGGATTGATGATATTATTGATGGTGAGCCAACTCCTATAACTTATAGACAGTTGGTCATCATTGATAGTATGATTGATAGAACATCATTATCACAGCAAGAAAAAGATACCATACTTAGCAATATAAATGATTATACAGAACTAGAAGCTGAAGAAATAGTAAAAAAAATATTTGAAAATGAAATCAAAACAGACCCACAAGACCAATACAAAAAAATGTGTCAAGACAATGTATTTGGAAATAGAAGTTTTTAAAAGCATAGACAATCCAGATTATTGTAATGTTTTTTTAAGTAAAAACTTTATAGGTCAAATAAGTCTGGCAGAATCTGCAGATTTTTTTACAAAAGATCAACTAATAGATTTTCATTTAAGAGATGTAAGTAAGTTTAAAGTATCTGAAGATGTGATAATTAAGAACATAAAAAAACCAAATAATGACTAAAAAATATTCTTTAGATAAAATAAGATGTGCTAGAAATGAGTTTGAAGCATTGCTAAGAATACAAGGAATATCTAATTTTAAGTTGTGTAAAATTATGGGTGTAAACTATGCTACAAGTAAAAAGTACATAGAAGAACCAACACTAATAAGATTTATACATGCTTATAGATTGTCAGTATTTATGGGTTTAGAAGTTCAAGACATAGTTGATACAATAGTGTATGACTTAAAACAAAACTAAAAAAATGGAAGAAAAACAATTTAAATTAATGTACAGCGAAAATTATCAAGATATAATTTTACAAGAGATAGCTGATCTTTACGACATAGATAATAAAGATTACATATGTAGTAACAGTAGAAAGCAAAACTTAATGTATGCAAAAAGACTTTTTGTTTATATTCTTAGGACTAAATTTGACTTAAGTTTAGTTGAGGTAGGTAAGATTGCAAACCTACATCATGCGTCTATAATACATCATGTGAGAACATTTGAAATATTTAAAAACCTAAAAGGTTATAAAGAAAAACAAATGTATAAGATTGTAGAAGAAAGAATAGAACAAACTCAAGTAGATGAAACAATTAGAATTTTACAACAACAAAGTAAAGAAATAGATAAAAAATTAAAACAATTGTATAACTTAAAAAACAAAGAAAATGTCAGAAACAAAAGAAAAAATTTATGTAGGTAGTGGTATAGAAAAGTTTGATGGTAATTTAATTCAACAAACTATATGCCTGTCAGATTTAAGAGATAATGCAAAAGATCATATCTTCAAATATGATGGTAAGGAGTATGTTAAATTAAAGACTGTTAAAAAAAGAGAAGTGGATCAGTATGGTAAAACTCACTATGTTGAGGTAGATACTTGGAAGCCAGAAAAAAAGAAACAAC